TGTATCTTTATTAAGAGAAATAGCGTAACTTAATAATAATTGCGCTTCATTAGTTACTTTTTTATCTAAATTACTAAATCTTGAATCGGGGAATCTTTCTGCTTTTTCAGCTAAAAATGCTCTCCTTTCATCCATCATTGTTCCAAAATATTCTAATGCAGATTCAATTCTATCAGAACGACTCACCCTTATTCCTTCTTCAGGTATTTTACCAAATACCATTTCAGGAAAAATACTATCAATTAAAATATCTTTTTGTTTTAATTTTTCTACAACATAATTAAAACGTCTATCCATATTATTTTGAATTTCAGTTTTATATTGGAACGATAAACTATTAGCATGTTTAGCTAAATTAATTTGCAAATATTCGGGGGGCTTACCAACACCAAAAATTCTACTACCACTACCTAATTTTAAAACATAATTATTAAATTCTGCTACTGTTTTAAAATTAGTATTTTCCATATCTTCATTAACAGAAGCAATCCAAAAAGCTTCTTCAGCATTCTTTTTTAAAGCATTAATTTCTGGACCAGAATATGAATTAGGGTCAGCTTCTATTTGTAAATCTATATCTGCTATTAATTTTTCATACGCTAAAATCCTATCATTAGCATCTAAATCTTGAAAACTTTTTAATACTTCTGTATGATTAGTTATAAAAAATTGTTTATTTTTTATTTTTTGTTCTCTACGTCTTGTTTCTATTAAATTCATTTTAGTAGAAGCTAGGTAAAATGTACCTGTTTCTTCTATCATATTTTTATATTGACCACTAGAAGCACTATTAATCATTTCTTCTAAGTATTGAGACATTTTTTCTGAATATAAATCAGGAGAAATATTTTCAATCATAGAAAGTTCTTTAGCTTTTAACTTTATTTCATTGCTAATAGAAGTTTCAAACCTTTGTTGTATTACTCTATTATAAGCTTGTTGTGCTCGAGGGTTTAAATCATATGCATCTAATGCTTCTGGCTTACCTGTCGCTGGATTAATAGTAGTTACTCGCGCATTGTCAGCCGATTGACCTAACTCAACAGCTTCTTCTAAAGATTTATCAGCTAAATTTTTAAATGCTGTTTCAGACATTTGTTGTGCATTAGCAGATATAGTTTGCCACAACTCAGCTTCACCTGTATCTACACGCGCAACATTTATTGGTCTATTTATGTTTTGAGTTTTTTGTCTTAAGACTGGCATAATTAACCTCTAGTATCAAAAATTCTTTTTAGTAAAGTTTGTCTATATTGATTGTTACGCATAGGCGGTGGAGTTGATGGTGTAATTTTTGGTTCTGCTGGCCTTGCTTGATTCCATGAGTTCATGCCTTGAAGCAATGTACCCATTGCACCAACAGTAGCTGACCTCATTACATTTTTAGATTTAGCTCTTAAACCAGCAGCCTTTATAGAAACATTAGTCATTTCAATATTAGTTTGTGCTGATATTCTTTTTAAATCTTCGCCTATAATTCTATCTTGTGCATCAAAAAATGCTTTCATACTTGGGTCATCTAATCGTCCAAGCGCAGAAAACAGACCTCTGTTAGTAGCTGTTTCTATTTCATATTGGTCAAGTCTTGCTTTTGCAGATTGTTTTGCTTGTACTGCCATAAGGTCACGATTAATTAATTCTAACTCTGCACTTTGCAAAGCTTGTCCAGCTGCTGCTCGACCAGATTGTATTTGTCCAAAAGCAGAAAGCGCAGAGCCGCCTATTGCCATCATTGTAAATGGGTCCATTATATAATTACCTCCGCAACAAGACCATTAACTTGTATTGGCAATGGTTCACTCTGAGTTATTTCTATCTGTGGGTCATTGCTATAACCAAGTAATCTAAATTCTTTTTTACCAGTAACAGGTGTTCTTATCTTAGACATATCATCTGTAACCTGACGTATTGTTAATGCTGTGTTGTTTACACTTACTGCAAGTGTACTATTTAAATCAAGGAAAACACTACCTAATGCTCGAGGTAATCCTGTAACTGGCCCATTGTCTGCACTAAAATCTAAAGGATTTGTTTTTAATGTAACGTCAAACTTATATCCTATTTCTGCTGTAGTTATAGCTTCAACAGAAGATACATCAGCGTTACCACTACCAACAACTACATCGCCATAATAGTTAGTATTACTTATAACACTTACTGTTGCACCATTTGCAAACTCTGAACTAACTGAAAATGAGCCTGTTGTACTAGTATATGTTTTAGCTACATCTAAATTAACTGTATCTTTAAATTCACACAAAATCATTTTCTGTGTACCAGCACCAGTATCAATAACAATGTTACAAAATACTTTATCATCTATTGCAACTACAGACTTAAACATTCCTCGAGTTGTAAACTCTACCCACCCAGCACGTTTTTCTGTTCTATTAGAATTAAATACTGCAATCGTGCCATCATTATTTGTAATAAATAAATAAGACTCATTACGATTTATAGCACCTCGAAGTGCTGTTTGCTCAACAGGAGTCTTAATAAGATGCGATGATATAGAAGAAATAGATGAAGATGTATAAGAATCTTCTGCATCAGAAAACAAATACTCTCTAACAATAGCACCATTTTTTTGCACAAATATAGTAGCACCATCTAAAGACTCAGGACGAATCCACTCAGAACCATACGGAGTTTGTTTTCTTAACTGAGCGTTAGTAGGTGTAATAGCATTACCTAGAAATGTAGGTACAAACAGTTCGTTAGACGCTGTAAATATTTGTAAGTCTCTGTTAGAAATCAAATGACGTATTTCATTTACCTCACCTGTAGCGGCAATGAGTTGAATTGAGTCTGTATCGTTAGCTTCACCAACATCAAAGTTCCAATATTCACCTGTCTTAGACATCCAAATGGCGTCAGGTTGGGAGGAAGTGCCGCCAAATACTAGTCTATTTTCATGGAACGTAACCGCTACAGGGAAACCTCTCACACTCGAGAAGGTTTGCTCTTGCCATTCTAATGTTGCAGCTCCTGTAGTTATTTTAATAGCTGCACCACCACCATCTTCACTCGCATTAGCTGTACCATTAGCTGTAAACGTATATGTATTTTCGTCTATAATAGATGTTATAGATTCTGCATTATTTAAATTAGAAGTAGATATACCGCCAACTGAAGCTGCATCAGATATAGTAATTGTTTCACCACCTACAAAACCATGACCAACATGAGTTACTTCTACTACGTCACTACCTGATGCTGTTCTAAACGCATTGTTTATAAGTGTTTGTTGTAATGTTTTAAGTATTGTACCTGTAGCTGTTGTTGCATTTGTTACAGCAGTTATAAGTATTTCAGAATCATGGTATTTAAAACGTGTACCAACATGACCTGATACAAAGTAATCAGCACTAGTTGTTAAAGTTTTACCTGTGCCAGCTGCAGTTGCATTAACTGATAGTGTAACACCTGTGTCTTGAAAATAATAATAAGGTTGGAATGTATCTGTTACTGTTGACCCTGACGTTAAACTATCAAACGCTTTTACTTCTAACTGAAAAGATGTTGCGCCTGTACGAACTAATAATCTTGGTTGAAACAGCGAATGACATATCCACATAATGTCACCGCTTTGAGCAAACGAATACTCATGAATATACGCATCATCAAATGGTATAGCATTAGTATCTACATCAGCAGTTAATGTAGAAACTAAACTTGTAACACCAGTTGATTGCACTACACGGAATACTCTTAACTTAGCATTTTCTATTGATACTATATATTGTTCATCATCAGAAAATATAAAAGGAATTAATCTGCTTTGAGTATCACTACCACCAGTAAAATTAGTAACAGTTAAACGTGTACTATCTGTTGTACTTACTGTTAAATTTGTACCAGATTGAGGATAATCTCTTACAACAGTAACAACTGCTGCAGAAGGATTAGCTACTGTAAATCCTGATATTGCATTAATAGCTGTATAAATATTATCAGCAGTAGTATTATTACTTTCATTAGGTCTAAAGTAATGAGTGTTACCAGAAGACGCAGATGGACTACTACCACTAGAAGTTTCAGACTCTAATGTAATCTCTGTTCCATCATGGGTTAAAAACTTTATTTGAGTACCAACTGCAATATTAGCATAATCAGAAACAGTTATAGTAAATGATGTTTGCTCTACAGTAATATCATATTCATACACACGCTCTGTGCCAGCACGTTTAATAACACCACCCTCACTTCTAAGTAAAAAGTTTTCTACACGTTGAGCCGATGCTGCATATACCGCAGAGTCTGTTCTTGATATTGCTGACGGACTTATTTCACCAAATTGGAAATTATTTACTGGTACTCGAACTTTCCGCATTAGCTACGCCTTTGAGTAATAAACCTACTGGTATTAAATTTCCTAGTTGTTTGTTGCTGAGAGTCACTTGCTCTAGCTTTAGCCATAGATATTGCAGCCTTGTCTTCCATCATACTAGCCATAGATGTATCTCTAGCTATAGAAACTGCAAACATACTAGCTAAAGTATATTCAACAGCTATTGTAAAATACGAAGGCCAATCAACTTCCAATGCTCTAAATGTATAATCAGCAATCAAAGTCTCTGTACTGCTTGCATCACAGAATACTTTATCCCCATAAGTTTGATAATCTATAGGAAAATCATTTACTGTAACTGCGTGTAACATTATTAAATTTGATGGTAATTGATATGCTGCATCATATCTACCTGTTGGAGCATCAGACAATAAATTAAGCTGTGCTTGCTCTGTTGCAAAACGCCACCGACAATTTGTTAATGCCGCCCTTGCTATATCTTCATACATATTAGAAGCAACTAGTGCTTCATTAGTAGAATCCTCAAAAGATGTAATAGGTTCTGCCCCTATCAATATTAAAGCTCTTGAAGAAACATCAATCGATGAGTTTGCTGCTGTTGCCATATGTAATTTAGGGGGCTGTTAAGCCCCCTAATCCTCTAATCGCCGTCTGTTTCTGCTACAGCAGTGCCGTCAGAAACGTCAACAACACTACCAGTATTACTTAACACAGTTACAAAATTTGTTGTTGGCACGTTAGTATCATGCACACAAATTAAATCACGAACAGCTAACATATTAGCCGCATCATTAAAGTAACCAGCAGTATTAACAGTAGCAATAGCATCCGTGGTCGTATAACGCCAAAAATTGCCATTTGAATCTCCACTTAATCTAGAGAGTCCGCTTGCCGCATAAGCCATTTTAAAGTCCTTCCTTTATTATCCGTTATTGTCAAGAACTTCGTAGATACCATTGTCGTCTATTGCAACAGACCCCATTGACATCATTGAAGTGGTGAGATGAGAAGCTTTCTCAGGGATATAGTTTACCTCTGTAGAAACATCAGCGTTGATACCAAGACCAATAGCTGAAGTATGGTAAGCCATATTCTTACCACCAGCTATTGCTGCTGTTGAGAATATATTAAAGCCTAAGAACTTCTTCATTGTCATGCCACCAGCAAATGGTAGATTTTGGTCACCAACAAAGTCTGACGATGCAAACTCTGTGATTAAGAATAAATCAGCAAAACCTTTAGGGTGCATTGCTAAATATCTTTGACCATCTTCTGGTACTTCTGCTGCGCCCATAGTTTCAAACAATGAAAGCAAGTCAGCTTTTTCTACAGCAGAACTTGTGTCATGGATTTGTGTACTATTTGCACCAGCATCTAGGGCCGCAACAATTATTGCATCTGTCTTACGACCAAGAGCCGCTGCTGCAGATTGCGCTACTGCTTGACGCTCATTGATATTTATTTTTAACTCATCGAGTTTATCAATGTATTCAGCGGCATAGTAGTCAGCCATTGTTGCTTCAACGGTTGTGTGCGCTAGCTCCATAGGAGTAACCATACCGTTACGAGATTTAGTTGATGCTTCACCAGAACCAATTTTTTGGAACCTAGCTACGCTACCAGTTACATTGGTAGACCTAACTGTGTTACGCAGTTTAGAACCCATACGCTGATACGCTAAATGCACATCGGACTCGAACTGCTTGATGAAGGCTGTGTCGATTGAATTTGCCATTACGACTTTCCTTTTCAATTAAAGTTGCACTATTTTGTATCTTGGGTATCTGCTTCACATAGTCAATGTAGGTATCCAGAAGGGCTACTCAATGTATCACAGGCCGTGATGCTAAATTGTAAACATTTTTTTTCAACAAATTGCAACGCACAAAATGCACATAATCCACATTTTCTCCTTTTATGACTGCATCTGCCTTAAATCCTAGCCATAATGCCCACTTTATTATGCGTTCATTAGATTCTAATATGTTCATATTAAGCTTATAATAATTACCATGCATAAATTCTACGAGATTAGGTGAAGCTTTTAAAAAACTATACCAATTTTTCTGCATATCTTTTGCAAACATTGCCCACATTAACCCTGTTTGTGGGCCATCAGCCTCTACACCTGTAATTGCAAGAGGCACATAATCCTTTTCAACAACATAAACATCGTCTTTTTCTACAAATTCCATAAAAAAATCTATAGGAGTTCTGTCAAACAATGACAGTTCAAATATATTTTCTTCACTAAGTGTTTCAGCTAGGGGTATAATATGTTTCTTTTCAGCAGGGACTAGCTTTAACCGCCCCTGCTTCATGATAACATTAGGTTCCATATAACTTTTTAAATCCATCTTCGATAGATTTTACATATGCAGGGTCACGTTTAGTTGGATTGTGATACCTGTCATCGAGCATCATAGTTCTTAAATCAGACTCATCTATAGTATCAACAGGGTCTGCTCCTTGATTTAATGACGGAGACTTCATGCTTTCCATTATATGTTCTATTGCAACAATACCTTCATGAGTTTCTGCCATACGCTCTATTGCTGACATAACTTCTTTTGGAAAAAATTTATTAGCAAATGCACTAGCAGCAGTTGTTCTATCTAATGCTTGGTCACCAAGTTTAATCATCTCATCATCAATATTAATGTCATCACCACTAATAGCATCCATATATTTTTGGATACCAGCTTCAAACATTTCTTGACCATAACCATTATCAAAAGAATGTTCAGCCCACCATTGCAGTAACTCACTCTCTACTGCTTCACCTTCATCTATTCCTTCTGGTAATTTATAATCACCTTTATTCTCTGGACGATTTTCATAACGCTTTACGTTTAGTTCTTCTTCTATTTCTTTGCGTAAAGATTCGTCCTTGTTACCTAGTTTAGACTCAAGTTCTTTATAAGCTTTAGCTAAATCCTCACCTGTTTTGTATTTCTCAGGCAACCATTCTGGTCTATCAGGAGTTTCTACTGCTTCTGTTGCTTCTGTTGTTTCAGCAACTTCTTCTGTCGATGTATCTATAAGTGTTTCATTCATTGATTTTTCCTATGCGCGTGTTGTATACGCCTCTCTAAAAGACCAACTATATATCTCTGACCTTCCAAATGACGCAATTCCTCAGTTGTAACATTCGGGCCATTTACCATCTCTATAGTTATAGAGCGTAAATACTTTAAAACTTCCTTACCAGCAGGAGTCTCTAGCAAGGAAGCTATATTTTTGCTTACCTCTTTATCTTTTGTAGCATCTCTTTGGAATCCATCTATTCCAATATTAACTTTACTGGGCAACCATTTCTTCCTGTTGTTGTGGTTGAGCCTGCTGTTGTTGCATTGCTGCCATCTGTTGAGCAGCTTCAGCTATCTGCCTACGTTGCTCTTCATCTCGTATTAATGCGTCAGGTACACCAAACTTCTTAGCTAAATGTACCGCAGTCTCCTCACCATCGATTAACATATTAAGCATTTCGGGGCCAAATACACCACCAACTAACTCTAAGAACCTAGATACAGAACTTATATCTTGATTTGCCTGCGCTTGAGCTAATGGTGATATTGATTTAACCTTAACTTCTCTGCCATTTACAACAGGTATTTCTATTCTACCCTGCTTTTTAAGGATATATATTAGTCTTTGTAGCACTGGTTGTACTAATTCTGCCTGTAATCTACCAAATGCAGACCCCATTCTACGCGATAAATCAGCCATTCTTTCTGCAACTTCAGTAGCAGAGGCTGGTGTTCTATCAGGATTACCTAGCATATCGTTGTATAACGCACGTTTAATATTTAATCTCATGTCACTAAGTACCAACTGTGCAACATCAAAGTTACCAGCAGCTTGTATTGGCTGCAATCCAGCAGAGCCAATACCCTTTGGTATTATACTGCCTGGGACTAGCTGGATAGTATCTACGTTTACTACGCCATCATCTTCCATTTGATAGATACCAGAAATAGACATCTGTGCGTTCTCTAAGATAAGCTCGATAGTAAGGTTAGTAGTTTTAATTGCACTAAGGGCGTTCATTAGTGGGCCACGACCATATACTTCACCAGCACATTTAGACCAACGGAAACAAATAAACGGATTAGAACCTACACCTTGCATCTTATTATAGAACACAACACACTTTGTTGTCATACATATAGCGTAATGTAAGTAGGATTCTTCATTTTTAGATGCATAATCTCTGCACACAATCTCCAAAAGTGTTGTTGTTTTACTGCCATCACTAGCAATCATGTTTGTAATCTTAGGAGGCATAGAAGAATTAGGGTATAATATAGGTATTTGGTCGAAGCGTATCTTCTTTCTTTCCCTAAACACATGGTCAATCTTATCATCAGGGCCAGTATCTAGTATTACATGGGGTAAAGGTACTGCACTAAACACTACAGGATTTAAAGAGTCACCCTCTTCTACTACCAATACACCAGTACCTACAGCTAAATCCATAAAAGACTCATGCACTTCTTGGGAAAAATTAGAGTTTTGTATTATCTCAAATACATACTCTGTTACCTCATCGAGGTCGTTGTTAATTGGGTCACGCTCTCCTTTAGGTACTTCAGAACCAGCCACAAGGTCAGCCCACCTAGCAAAATTGGGAACAATACCAGACTGCAAACGAGAAGCGAACTCCTGTACACCCACCACAGCAGTTTCATCGAATATCTTATCATCGCGTCTTTGACCAACATGCTCATGGTAAAACGATTCCCTCATGGGTAAAGCGTATTCGTAACATTCCTCGAATAAAGGCACAAAGTTTTCTCTTAAACTTTTAGCCTTTTCATATCGTTCCATATATTTTTTGGCAACTGGGTCGTCACCATAGTTACTGGTATTATCCATTAACCAAACCTACCTGTACCAAATCTACCTTCATAGCCTTGACCACCAGCAAGCATAGTTCTACGTCTACCTCGGCCACCGCCTCGTCTACGCATTTTCATACCCTGTCTTTCGGTAATAGCTAAATCTTTGTCTTCTTGCTTTTCTTCGGTAATATCAGCAGCTATTGCAGCTTCTTGCTCTGCAACTTGCGCTTTTTGAAGCTTGGCAAGTTCATCAATAGCTGGGTCTCTTTTAGGTTTTGGCAGGCACATAATATACTCCTTTGTGTTTCTTGCTTACTGTGTAAGCACAGAAAAAAATTTTTTGCAACTCACAATTACATTCTAGCCCATAATCCTTGTCGTCTTCGTGGCTTATTAGTACGTGCAAATACATCAAAGTTGCGTTGTACAACTGTAGCTTGAGCTGGTTTCTGGTTACTTATAAGGTTTCTGCCCTCTCCAGCCCCTAGTAATAGGTATTGTAGTGCGTCATGTATGTGTGAATACATATTCTTATCAGGTTTATCTGTGTATCGTTCGCCCGATACTTCCATTCTGCGGTAGGAGTATCCTCCCTCAAAGCCTTTTATGAGGGATGAACACCGCCTATCAATGAGAAAAGCAGGCTTACCTTCGGACATTTTATTTAACTGTGAGGACACCGCCTCGAGTCTAAGGTCTACAGAGTTACTTGGTGCTGGTAATGCTCTTAGCCCTGCGCCCCTTAGTATGTGGAAGGGTGTTGATTCATCTGTCTGCGCTCTGAAGTCTCCAGCAGGGTCACCAAAGATAAGAACATCAGGGCAGTCAGGGAATCGTGTAGCTAGTTCCTCTCTTAGTACCTCTGCAAATCTAACAATGCCCATATCAATGGCTACAATTTCTGACTGTATTAGCCATCTGCCGCGTACCTTTTGACCTAATACTGCCGCTGGTGTTAGCCCAAAGTCTATACCAACGTATAAGGGCAATGAAGCAGCAACTGGGATTTCTTCTTTAGCAACGTGTGTATCAGTAACAAACATAGAATATACAGGCTTTCCGTCTTGAATACTACCAAGTCTATTCATTACATAGACATCTATCCAACTCTTTGTCTTACCTTGTATAAGATTAGGGTAATAGCTGTCTAACATATTCTTTACGTTCTCAGCTTTCTTATTGGGGCTATACTTATCAATCTCCCCATCCTCATCCTTAACCTCAACCATACCAGAGGGCTGAGTATAGAACCTCCAGTTTGTAGGTTTAACCAACATCTTCGCTTGCTCTCGAGGAATATGGTCTGGAATAGGAACCTCACCAGACATAATAGGCCACCAATGGTCTTCCTCTGGTGCGTTAGTATCTGCTATTACGCCTGACCAAGTAGGACCACCATCTCGCATTGAAGGAAAACGACCTGTTCTCATAGTACAGGCATCAATAATACTCTTACCTAACTCTCTAGCCTCGTTAATCCAAATACCTGTTACCTCTAAAGACAACAGTTTCTTTACATCCTCTGGCCTATCAAGGGCTAAAAAAATAACCTCAAGGTCTAAGTCACCCTTTAGTATTCTATGAGTATAAGGAACAGACCAATTAAACTTACCCCACTCATTCTCTGGAAACCAATCTAACCAAGTCTTAATAGTAGTAGTTCGCAGCTGTGGATTGGTATTACGAATAATAGCCCAGCGACTCTTACGCTTACCATCCTTACCCTTCTCTTGACCCAAGGCTCTACGAAATACCTCAACACAACACCCAACAGATTTACCAGAACCAACTGGACCCCTTATGCCACGAAAAAATGTATCGTCTTTCATAAAAGCTTTTAAAGTCTCACCGTCAGGCTTGTATTTAAAATCAACCATTACCTATCAGCTACCTTACTATCAACACCAACCTTCAACAACCTCTCTACAGTCGCTGGAGCAAGCGTATCAATAAACTTGTCAGCCTCGTAATCCGTTACAAAATCTTTAGGAAAGTGAACAAAATTTACCTTCTTAACTATCCTACGAAGTATATCTAAGTCCTCACTCTTAATCGTACTTATAAAACTCATTGAAGCATAGACTCCTCAGTATCTATGAATGTACTACTAATGCCACCACTACCTGCACGATTAGTAGGGTTAAAAACAGGCTCACTATCTAATCCCCTTTTCCTAAGATTTGTTTCATACTTTTCTTTTTGTATTCTTTCTAAGTGGTCGTTCGCTAGTGAGTTCAAAGCATCCATAAACTCTGTAACTTGGTCAGGAGTTAATAACTTGCTCTCATCAATAACACCAGAACCTACATTATCAAAGTCATCATAAGCTGCCATTAACCACTCTTGACCATCAGGCTTACTCATAGAGTCTAACAAACCCTCCATAACCTTAGTCTTATTAATACTACGACCAGCAAAGTCCCTCAATCTTTCCATAAAACTAAGAGGAACACGCTCCATTATTTCATCGTCACTATACTCCTGACGCAATATCCTTAAACCCCTGTGTCTAAACTCATGATTCCAAACCGCACTCTTATTCGCAAACGAACCAAATGTCATAACTAAATCTTCACCAGACTCAACAGTCACTGGACCACCAGCCGCCTCCTGAGCATCAGCAAAAGCCTGAGATACATTCCCATAGTTAAGAGTGTCAGGTACATACATACCAGCCATTACTTTCTTATTGTCATCGTATAAAAAATTTATAGCCTCACTGTCAGGAATGTGATGCGCTACACTAGGATTAAAACCTAACGCTACAATAGGGTCATAATTATCTTCACTCATTAATGCATGATGAAACTCAATGTTTCCCATCTCTATCGAACTACTCTCTTTCTTTTCCATATCGAACCTTTCTAAAGAAAAATGCTGGGGTTAGACCTATTGCAACAGAGTGGTTGCAGTTTTTGACCCCCTACCACTGTTACGACAGGTCTATACTGACACGAATGTCACCAGCCACCTGTACTTGACTTCTATCTACGGGCTTGAATCCTGCCCTGTCAAGTAAATCCTTACTCGCTTCCAGCTGTACATACTCACTCTTAGCTCTCTTGCTTAGTCCAGCTAACTGACCCAATGCCATCGGAGCATGTTTACTAAACTCATCTGCTACTACTTGCATCATGTGTTGTTTGACGTGTGCAGTCTTCAAAGCCCTTTGTGCGCTGACTCTGCCCGAATCTCCCTCTGCATATCCAGCTTCTTTTGCGGCTTGTGTGACATTCCCTCCATTTGCTACATATGCATCAACTAAAGCTATCTGTCTTCGTGTTAGTTTTCTATTACTTACAGGTATCATCAGGAACAACCCCCTCTCCTTACCTCTCCCCCTTCACAGATAGTTTTAGTTAAATGCACTTGTCAACTCACAATATAGCAAACAGTGTTAAATAGTCGTAATACTACCCATATTCCATAGATTACGGTGCCTGCTAAGGGCAGGCCAATCATAGGTGTCCTCGCTTGGTCTAGCTGTAGTCGGCCACAGGAGACTGCTAAAATCAGGTTGGACAACCCTGATTTTGCCTGTGAAGTACAGGCCGCATGACACACAGTCGTGTGTCACCTGTACGGCACGGACGCCTTTCGCTCCCGCTCGGACCTCTAATCTATTGTAAACTACACTACACAAAAGAGATTCTACTCGTTTCCGATAAAGGTGTCCTGATGCACAGCCACTGCGTCGCTAACCATATTGTTATTGCCGGAAAAGTTTATTGGCTACCAACTTTGTCACCATATGTTCGTAAGGCTTATTGTAAATCCCCCGACCATACAGGCATATCTAAGTGGATTAGTCAAACTGGTCACACAAGAATAATAGACGTATCCCTACGGGCTGCCCTCGTCGATTTTTCTTGTGCGATAGATGTGGCAGGCGTTTCTTTGTGTGGCTGGCGTAGCCAGTTTGGCTATTCCTGTTAGATGAAGCATGCCTGTATGGTCAGGCGATTTAAAATAAGGAACATATAATGAAAAAGTTAATAGCAAATAAACTGGCAATAGCAACATGGTCATCAACTGGGTCTGAGCAACAGGACGAATACCTTTATCAAAAACGAGCAGAATCTTCCTGCTACGCAAGCTACAATAGATTAACTTATTTAAAGAGTAAGATTGTAGAACAGATTGATGCAAACCAAGTTGCATATGCAGAGATGACTGATACTATCATTCAGATAGTTCAGCAAGAACATGACGCAGACCAATCTGTTCATGAACAACTTACTGGTGATACTTGGTCACCTACTAAGAGAGGTTCCAAGGCTACTACTACTCATCTATCAGTAGATGAGATACAGGCATTGCGTGATAAATACACTACGCCTAATGCAGATGGAACTTCAGATGCTAGACCTCAACTAGCTGGTAAGATTTCTAAGTAACATAACCTAGATAGGTAGGCTTCCGAGTCTACCTATCATTTATCAACAAGGAGACTACATGAATATGGAAGATTATGATGATGGGATTGATAGAAAATACCTACATGATTGTTGTGTTGGACTACTGACTGATGAAAACAGTGACTTGAATGAAGTGAACTTTCAATTCTTAAAGAACAACAAGAATGAAGTTATAGTGCGTGTTTGGAAGGAGACTGACTAATGGTACAAGACATACTGGGCATTGCCCTTATCTGCGTGATTACTATTGGGATACTACTGATAAGTCACGGCATATCGTAACCTCGGGGGTCAAAAGCGCAACCACCCTGTCTTTGTTAAAGCAAGGGCCGCGCACAACTAGCACTCTAAGTTACTGATTTAATTGAATTATGTAAGAATCAAGTTGACTATCTAACTAGATTTCTACATACTAACTAACAGGAGAACACAATGAAACTACCAAAACATTTCATAATCGGCTGTGCATTAATGCTGTGTGGTATTCCTGTTTTATTTACAAAAGAGGAGGACATCGAAGATGTTAGACATGACGACAATAGACCATAGCTTTCAAGTCAAAGAGCAGAAAGCATACCTTGCTGATGGTACTGAGATACCAGACATGAAGGTACTCACCCATCCAGATACTAATCAAATACTAGGTAGGCATAGCAATAGCTACACGCCTATTAACTACGACCAAATCGTAGACAATCTTATGTCAGCCATCAAGACATCTGATATTACAAGTGATTACAATGAGAAGATTACTGTGTATGAAGGTGGTCGCAAGCTAAAGGTTGACGTTTTATTTCCTGACTTACAGTTCGAGGTAACAAACTCACCGACTCAGTTGCGTGACGTTTCATACTTTAGAATACAAATGTTTAGCAGCCATGATGCTGCTTGGAAGTATTGTATATCAGCTGACGGCTTACGTCTTGTATGTCTCAATGGTATGACATTCCCTGACCCGTTAGCACGCATCTCTCTCAAGCATACGAGTCGTGTTAATGTAGATGCAACTGCTAATCATATTGTTAGCCAGCTAGATACATTTAAAGATAAACAATCTATTTGGAATACATACGCTAATGAATTTATTTCAGATGTTTTTGTAGAACAATTCTTTAAATCTAAACTTGTTAAAAAGAAAACACATTCGAGCATCAAGCAAAACAACGAGCGTCAACTCGAAAACCTAATGAGTTTATATCATGACCACGTTCAAGACCTAGGTAATACTAAGTGGGCATTATATAATTGCTTAACAAGTTGGTCTACGCATACAGATTTTACTGACAATACAGGTAGACGTATGTCTCGTAGTCCACACAATACATCTGTTGAACGTACTAATTTAGTTAAGTCAGCATTACAATCAAAAGAATGGGAGGAGTTATGTCTGTAACTTATTTAAAATGTAAAGAATGTTTCGGTACTGGCATGGTAGATAACTATGCCTTGCCAGTATATAACGCAGCTGCATGTGACTATGGTGTAGCTGGCATGTACATACCAGAACACAGGGAAGAACCCTGTCGTAATTGCGAAGGAGGATACTATGAACTCGAAGAGTAACAAAGCTGATAATTCTAAAAAGTTTTTGCAAGAAGCACACTCAATTATCTATGGTGATAGGCATGAAGAGTATGGTGATGCAGCTAATAACTTTACTGACATTGCTAATATGTGGACTGACTACACTCGAGGCTACAAGTTTCGTAAGGAAGACGTAGCAATGATGATGATACTAGTTAAGATAGCACGTTGTCATCACAATATAAGTGAAGATAGTCTACGAGATATCGTAGGTTATTGTACAATTCTACATAGATTTAAATTTTTAGATGATGATGGGCTTGACTAGTGAACACCATGTCTATAACGTTACAGACTAAATGAGTATTCAGTACAAATCTTTAGTCGAACAATTAGTTATTGAACGACATCAACAGAAAATAAGTCAAGAACAATTAGCGTCTATGATAGGTGTTACTAATTCTTTGATACATAAATGGGAGCAGCACAAGCGCATACCAAGTGGGTTCATGCTATCGTGTTGGGTAGATTCACTTGGTTGCAAAATCGAAGTCGTTAAAGCAAAGAATGAAATCAAATACCGCTGACTGTGAAGCCTGCGGTATTACAACTGAATGGTTTGTTGCTATGTTGCATAGTTATAAACCAACTAAACATTATTTTATTTGTTTAGATTGTTATGAGAGGGACACATGGCAAACAACAATAAGTCAAAGGGAAGTTACCATGAAAGATGGTTTGTTAAATGGCTCATCGAAAAAGTAGGCATCAAAGCTAAGAGAGTACCATTATCAGGTGCGCTTGGCGGTGAATGGTCAGGAGATATACATCTGTCTATGGTAGGCAGAAACCTAGTAGGTGAGGTAAAGTACAGGGATAAGTCTAACTTCCCTAGCCCTTACAAAGTATTAGAAGGCAGAGACATAGCCTTTTACAAACGTCGAACAGGCAAACCGCAAACGCTTGTTATCATGGACGGAGATTTGTTTGCGGAGTTAGTTGGAGAACATGACAAGAGCAACACAAAAAACCCAGATTAAATCTTACCTAGAAGAAGGTAACAGGATTACACCACTCGATGCACTCGAGAAGTTCGGCTGCTTTAGATTAGCAGCAGTCATACATATACTTAGAGAAGAAGGTATGACTATCACAACTGACATGCATACATACAATGGCAAGACGTATGCAGTCTATGAATATTTCCCAGAAGGAGATGAACCAAAGAAGAAAGAACGTAACTGGATGTTGCCCGACTGGGGTTAAAAAAACCCCCGACCTCATGGCAGGTCGAGGGTTATACATTACTGGTCGGAGAACACATCAATGTATAAGGAGATTCAAAGGCGTCCAATATATGCCGATACACTAGCATTAAATATTTGCAGAACGCAAGTTAATAATGCACTAGCTAAGTATGTCTATATTATTCTTGCTTCCTATGTGAATGAAGATGGGGTATGCTATCCATCTATTCAAGGTATAGCAAAGAGAACAGGACTATCTAGTCGGACAGTTATTCGTTGCATTAACTACCTAGAAGATAATAAATTTTTACATCGAGAGCGTGGATGCAAGGGCAACACCACACTTTACGACCTCACTTGCCCATTGGAGAACACACATGAAAGACAAGAGTAGTGACACACAGTCACACAAAGAGAGTAACCTTATTAGTTATAACAATAAAGAACTTAACTCTTTGGGTGACACACAGTCACCTGATGAGTTAGACTTCCATAGATTTTGGCAAGCATATCCCAAGCGTGTGCAAAAGAAGACAGCACGTTATGCTTTTTATAATGCATGCAAGATAGCCGACAAGTATGACATCATAATAGCAGCGCAAGAATTTGCTAAAGCAATCAAATCTAATGGCACACCTAAGAAGTACATACCCCATGCATCTACTTGGTTAAACGGAGAAAGATGGGAAGATGACATCGATGACTTACGCGAAGAGACAAACAAAGAAAGATTAGATAATATTCTTAGTTTTCCTTTGCCCCTTAAACAGCTTCATAGAGAGGAGTAATTGCATGAACTATACTGAGCGTACAAATACCATCGGACGGTGGGTACAGGGGCTTCTCAAGAGGTATGAGCCACCATCTAGGATGGATGATGACTCTCTTAGAGAAGAACTGACATTTATTGTCAAAGATGTGAACGCAAATATCGCGGCTCATGTAACACAAGAGCAACTCAACTCGTTGCTCGAGCGTGTCGAGTCTAAGATACGCGCCAATCATGGCGCACGTACTTGGCCTACTGTTAAAACATTTATTGATTGCACCAAAAAATCTGCACCAGATGTACCAGTAGACCCAACAGAAATTTATCAACTAGATACCTATAAGATAATGGAGAAACGTGTGCGTAATGGTGAACCAATAGCAGAAAGCTATATTAAAAATGGTATTATGCGCAGTAAACTTTTAGCTGCTACCAACCTTACAAACCAAGACCTTAAAAAATATGAGGTTGATGTTGTTGACAACTAGTATATAATGGAAACAAGGAGAACACATTATGAAAAGAACTGGATTTATAGGCGGCTCTGATTGCGTCAAGATTATGGACGGACAATGGTATGAGCTATGGGAAATCAAAACAGGTCGCAAACAACCTGAGGATTTATCACATTTAATACAAGTAGAACTAGGTAGTTTTACTGAACCATTTAATTTATATTGGTTAGAAAAAGAAACTGGCTGGAGTGCATCAGAAAATCAAGCACCTTATGCTAAAGGCTGGAGTAATACTAACAGTCATGATGCATCAGATGTTATATCAAATAAAATTATAGCACCAATGCAAGGTACAATAGATGCTATAGGTATCAATGACCAAGGTGAAAAAGCAATCATCGAGTGCAAACATACCAATGCATTTACTACTATGGATAAACAAGTAGAGTATTATATGCCACAAATACAATGCTACCTAGAATTAGCTGACATGGATTTGTGTATATTCTCTGTTATCTTTGGTAACTCTAAGCATCAAGCAACAGCTATAGCTAGAGACGATGAGTATATTAGAGTAATGAGAAAAGAAGTCTTAGATTTCTGGGCTCATGTACATCATAATAAAGAGCCTCACGATTTTGAAGTTGATAATAAAAAATTAACAGATGCTATACCTGTAGACAGCATGGTTAAACGTGATGCTACACTCGATAATCATTTCGGTATGTTAGCTAGTGATTTTACAGCTAACAAAAGTTCAGCTGAGACATACGAAAATGCAAAGAAAGGACTCAAAGAAATAATAAAACCTAATGAACGCGAAGTCTATAATGACTACATAACCGTGAAGCGCAATAAGCGTGGAGCAATAACCATCAAAAGGAGAACATAAGATGGCAACTAAAAGTGAGAAGCAAGTCGCTATTGACGATTATGTCAGAGCGCAACAAGCAATGGGTAAAGCTATTAAGAACTCAACCAACCCACATTTCCGCAGCAGCTATGCTGACCTAGGTAATGTGTATGATGCGTGTCTTAAGCCATTTAATGACAATGGCTTTACTGTTACACAACCATCAGGTCGTGACGAGTACGGTGACTTTGTTAGTACTAACATTACTCATGTAACAGGTATGGCTTTCCAATCTAAAGTCTACCTAGTTATAGAGAAACAAACTATGCAAGGGCTAGGGTCAGCTATTACTTACGCTCGACGTTATGGTCTATTGCAAATGGCTGGCATTGCACCAGAAGATGATGACGGTAACGAGGCTAGTAAAACACCAGCTAAACACACACCTATCAAACCTAAATCTAAACCAGAAGGAGACTTTTAAATGTCAGAGTATGACAACACTAATCGAGGTGCTGGATTCCCACCCTACGACGAAGAGAAGATGGTACTAACAGGGAAGATTAATGTCGATGGACTCGACAACGATGTTATCTATGTAGCTGCTACTACTAAATCAGGGCAACGTGTGCTTAAAATATACCAGAAGATGGGCATAATGTTTGAGCAAGAGGATGTTACTAATGGCAAACCTAATTACTCAGGGCCATTAGATAACACAGGTGCTTTCGTTGAGAACAAAAAAGTTGCAGCTTGGAAAAAAACTACAGACGCTGGACTTAATATGATTAGCGTACAAGTTACCGACCGCACGCAAGTCACACCTAAATCTAGCGTATCTAATGCATTAGGTGATGATGACTCGATACCGTTCTAATGGGTTACAAACAAGAAAAGGAACGCAATGAATTGATTTGCAAAACCTACTTAGAAAACTGCCCCCATTGTGGGGGCAGACCTACTCTGGAGGAAGTAGGAAAACTATTTAAACTAAGTAGGTCAAGAATACATAAGATAGTTACTGAATATGGCTATCCTAATTCAAAGTGGGGGCCATCTATAAAAGGACGACGACCCTGAAACCTACGCAAATCTACATAATCATTCATAGCATCTTGCATTGAACCCTTATACTCAGCAATATTGTCGATGTGCCAAGCCGCCCCCCAGCGAAGCGGCACATCGACTAACACTGCTGCTCTCTTCATACCATCAGCTATATCGTCATACAGATTTAATTCCCAAGACGCTCGAGAACCAATGTAAGCCATCAGGTCAACAGCCAACCCCTGCAAATGTTTACTCTCCATTGTCTTTGATGCACCCTTCTCAAACAATTCTCTTTGCTCATCAATAGTACGCATCCCACATATCACAGCAAAATCTACCTTGGTTTCAGCAATCGCCATCTTAACTAACGCCACCAACTTAGAGTTCACACCCTCAAGATTAGCTAGACTTCTATTCGATAATTTAAATTCACTCATTTATTTAATCCTTTTGTTTTCTCAAAGCTTCTTAAACCACCAAGCCCAAGCATCCCCATCAACACAGGTAACATTGTACCTGTATCCGCTTGAGGTATATCAATACCAAACCCAGCGCATAACGGTGACACCAAAAAATTTACAAGGAATCCAAGAACACATACCCAAGCAGTAGCTGGTCGCCAACTAGATTGAAACCAGTTACCCTTTGCATCTTGTTTATTAATTTCTAACTGGGCGAGCAGTGCTTCTTGCGCATGGGATTCGGCCATCGTGCTAATCTCATGTGCAAGTAAAGCTTTCTGGTCTTTGTCTTCTATGAATTTATCTAAGATACCAGTGACTGGCCCAACAAGTGTACTTAATAGTCCCATACTATCCTCCTAGTAATGGATTAATTAATGCTCTTTGTATTTTCTTATCTAGGTTTTCTTCGAGAGTGTCAATTTTTTCATCAAGTTTAGTTAGCTTTGCATCCATTCTAATTTCAAACGATGAGATAATATCTCTAATTGTTTTAACATTACCGCGTAACAGTAGGTCTGTATCTCTAATGCTTGACCTGTTTCTATTCTCTTGGTCGTCAGTAGATTTAATTACTTTGTTTAAGTCTTTAGTAACTTGCTCAATACTTGTTGTTAGTTTGTTCGATTGCTTTTCTATATCCTTATCTAATCGTGCAGACATATCAGAGAGGTCAACCTTCTGTTCTATCTTTAGGTCGTGTATCTGTGTTTGCAACTCAGCTACTGTACTCTTAATAGAATTAACTTGCTCTCTAACTAGCTCGTTCATTAACGTATCTGCCTCTTTCAACGCAACAAACTCAGCCTCAATCACACCCAGCTCACCCGATACCAACGTCATATGATTATCTATGTGGGATAAGTCAGGACTTACATACTCAGAGATAGCAGTTTGCATGTCAGTAAATTGTTTGTATGCCTCGAACACACCATACGCACCACCACCAAGCGTACTTAAGCTTACAATCAGAGCAACCATCCTACCGCCAGTAAACTTTACCCCTGCAAACTCAACCTCTGCCATACCTAACTCTTCTTATTATTAGCTGCAAACGAACGCGCAGCTGCAACGCTGCCAAATCCCCAGGCTTTTAATGCCAATGCTTTACGAGTAGGTCTACCTTTCTCATCTTTCATTGGTCCTTTCATGCCAGCAAATCTAGCTGCAAAACTTACACGCCTTGGATTAGTACCTTTCTTAACAGGTGCTTTTAAGTTAGCACCCTCTGTTTTTTTAAAATGAGCGCGACCAGCTGCATTTAATCCACCTTTAGGATTCTTATGTTTCTTAAGTAGACTCATTACTTTGTTCCTGTATTGAAATTAAATCTTGTAGGTTTTTAATCTTAGTACCACCATCGTATGCCCAAGCATGACCATTCTCAACCATATCTAAATTAATATTTAAATCATTCTCAAAGAACCAACCCAACATTCTACCATACTTACCATCTTTAGATGTCTGTACTTTTAAATTCTTAGAGTCTTTTAACATTTGTTTTAAATAATCTTTAGCTCTTAAGCCTAACTCTTTCTCTTCTAAGTTGCGTGTTCTACTCTCAGGTGTATCAATTCCAGCTAGACGCACACGCTCTTTCTTAGTTAAACTAAAACCTAAATCTATTTCTATATCTACTGTGTCACCATCAACAACATAGACTACTTTCTTTACAGCATACTCATACATACTAGGCTCGTTTCTTTTTAGGAAACCCAGCTTTCATATTAGCATAAGCTTTGTCAGTAACTGTACTTTTAGATTTAGGTCTTGATGTACCAGCTTTCTTACGAGCGTTCATGTTAGCGTATAGTCCTTTTTTCTTTGGCATATTACCTCCTATTTATATTGTATATCTACTAGTGCCATCATCTGTGTATCAGCACCGTACTGTAACAAGTATAAAGCTACATTGTTATCATTAATAATACCATCTGGTATTGTGTCATTAGTAAATAATTGTACATTGTCTGTTAAAGCTATTTGGTTGTTAAAGAAACTCTTGTTATCAGCGAGGACGTTCATAACCATTAGTGTTTTGAGCTGGTTAGTATTGTCATACCTACCTTTTGAACCCATGTTCTTAACTATCTTGTTAGCTACTTTTTGTTTTTGTTCTTTGTTATTCTTTTTAACAACAACTTTCTTAACAGGTTCTTCCTTCTTAACTTCAGCTACTTTTTCTTTTACTTCTTTGGCGGTGACTTTGGCTTCAACGACTTCTTCGGTTTCGGTGCTGGTTTCGATTTCGGCTTCGAGGTTGGCTTCTTGGCTAGATAGGACGGAGTCTGATTGTACGTCAGCACCTGTTCCCCCTCCGAGTTCCGTGTCCATGTTAATCTCAATCGTTTCAATAACTGGTGTATCCAGTTCAAGTTCAATCTCAGTGTAAGTCGCATCACTTGGCCCCTCCATTGGTTCAATTACAATGACACCGCCTACATCAACGACATCATTATGTTCAAATATATCTTCAGCTATATCTATAGTTATATCATCTCCACCTAGATTTAAAGAGATGAAGGTTTCTATTGTAGTTATGTTCTGTGTAACAATAGTATTAATTACATTGTAAAGTACATTAACAGTAACGTCATCGAACATTGGGCCAACAGCTAAGTTAATATCCCGACCACCTATCTCAACAATTAAACTAGTTAGATTACCACCAAAATTAAAACCACCAGTGTAAGAAGCAAACCCACTATTAACCCCAGATTCAGAAAGAATATCAGTACCATTAAAAGTAGAAGTGCTTCCATCATAGCCAGTAATGTGCATATAAATTCTATCACTAGCATCTTCTTTGTTAACTTTAATTGTGTAATTAGTTCGACCACCCTTATCTATATTTAAACTAGCTAGATTTATTGTGTTCGTAAACGTAGTACCCATACCAGCAACACCCATTGTACTTGTAGTATTGCCACTACCAGTAATCATAGCACATTTGTCTGGACCTAACTCACCACATGAATTTCCGCTAGGCATAGAAGCTGGCCCCTGACCACCCCAATCAGAATCCATGTCACCTTCCTTAGTAGAACTAACAAACCCCGACCCAGAAGCGAGTATATCGCCTGTGTCAGCGTTTGAGATAGTAGTTGTAGTAACTGTATTGGTTGTAGTCTCGACAGTTGTAATACCATTAGCCTCATTGAAGCTTTCAGTTACAGTTTCAGATACAACACTCTCAATAACAGATGGGTCACACAAACCAACTACGTTGGTAGGACAGGTAGAAACATCGGCCGCAACTCTATAAGATAAGAAGAGCCAGAAGAAAACCAATGATGCCGTTTTTAGGCTCAAGTTGAATAGGTGTGTCACTTTTAATTCTCTTTGTTGGAGGTGGTATATATAAATCTTTAATCGTAGAACCTTCTGGAATTAACTCCCAATTTTTTTCCCATGCTTGCTGTGCATCAGCACCTATCTGCCCCATAAAAGGACAAAATGTATTTGACATAGCCATAGCATCGAAGACACGGTAGTCTTGGCATAGCGTAGATACAGCTGCAACTTTCATACCCATTGCATACAATGACCTAGATAGTTTTAAACGTTCACAGTTTAAATCAGAGATAGCAATACCGCTAGCTATGCCTAGTATTTGTGTTTGTATAGAAGCAGATGCGCCTGACTTACAGACATCTGTATTGTTTACTACAACGGACGGTGCTGAAGCTGTTGGAGGAGCCTTGTCAGTGACAACCGTTGAGGAGACAGTATTGGAGTCAGCAGAAATAGCCCCTCCTGCCGTTACTAAGAACAGCAAAACTATATATAATAATTTAAATTGCATTAGGCCAATCTACTATAGGTGCATTCCCAGTTGGTTTACCATCGCTATCAACAGGCGTAGTATACAAAGCAATGAAAGCATTAAGATTAGCCGCACCATTTATCTTACCTTTAATTGTGGTGTGAGCAGAGCGCACCGCATCTCGATAAGTAGTTATTGTACTAGGTATAGCTGTTGATTTCTCTGCGTTACGAGTAACGTACCAATCATGTTCAGCTAAATAGCTACGCGCTTGTCTATCAATGACCTGTATAGCTGCACTCTTTAGACCTAAAGTAACGAGTTGATTTCCATCTTCATCGTTAATAGGATTGCCATCACTATCAACTTCATTTACATCTGTTAATGATTTAGCAATTAAATTACCACTACCATCTCGACCATGATAAAACCTGTTATCGTGCGGAGCAACTGGGTCAGTCCAAGCTAGGCCAACTGCTTCTTTCTCAGTATCAGTCCATTGTATCCAGTTAGTGGGGTGTCTTATTCCACTAGCATCTACCCAAGACCGACCTTCTTTAATTATAGTTCCACTTAGTTTCCAAGGCATATTAATCTCCTATCTTGCGTTTGCGTATTTAAAAGGTTGTTCGGCAAAAGCCATATATATTAAATTGCCACTGTTTACAGTTCCACCAGTACCTCTAGTTTTAAATCCATTGGAAACAAAATCAAATGAGTTTGTTGAACTTACTGCTTCTGCATTACTTAAATTTGGACGCAACATATCATCAACAAGATTAAAAGGACTTCTTTTATTATCGTGTATTGTCCAATCTGTTGTACCATCAGTGCGTTTAATTAATACAAAAGCTGGCCTAAACCCTGTGTAAACAAACGTGCCATCTGCATTATCATTCCCAGTGTATTGTCCAATCTTTGAAAAACCGTCTATGTTTCTAAAACAATACATAACGTAAGTATCACTGCTACCATTAACATCGCCTGATGTACCTAACGTAATTAAAGTAGATGTGGGAGCAACATAAGCACTTCCATTACCAATCCTATCGTGTCGGTTAGAATCAGTATTTAAAGCCGCAGTTGATTGTAAATATAAGTATCCGTCTCCAGCATTAATAGAGTTATAAACATACCACTCTCTAGCACTATTCCTACGTTTAATAATAATTAAATCAGGTACGCCCCCAAGACCGTGACCCACTGTAGTTGAACTACCAGTACCAGTATAAGTTGATATTGAAAATCCACCGTGAGTTGCTACAGATGTAGATGTAGTATTTATTGCACCATCAGTGTTAGAACTACCAGAACCGTTAGCTTTCCAGTTCCACGCTACTTTTGTTTTCGAATTGCCATTAGCCCACTGAGACGTACCTACCGTAAATCCATCACTATCAAAAGATTTAACACCATTTGTAAAACTTGTTTCAGCACCAGTGAGATTAGTGTTTAATTGTTTAGTAACTCCACGAACAGAATCTTGAAGATAATGGTTATCTGCCTCACTTCTAGGTTTTACCCAAACCCAATCAGGTTGGAATCCTACTCCTGTAATACTTGTGTCATCTGTTCCATTACCAGTCCAAAGCACAGTATTAAAATAATCTTTAGGAGAACCACCTTTGTTAGGGTCTATTGTTTCAACTGGGTCAGGCATATTAGCTGTGCATAGAGATAAAAAACCAGTAGGTACAGCGTACTCAAAGTTCCCGTGACCATTTCCATCTGCGTTTCCTGACGATATAGCGTGAGATGGCGCACCAAAATTGAATTCAAAAGTTCTTGAAGCACTTGTACCTACGTTTAAGTAAGGTAAAAATATACCACCTTTTTGTGCAGTAATGCCAGTAACTAAAGCTCCTGTACCATTAGCTGGGTCGCCAGAATTATAATAAGTACCATTTAGGTGTGCATAAAATTTGCCATTATCAATATCTAAAGCAAGACCTAGTGTGTCGCCTCCAGAAAAACTTGTGTAACCACTATTAGCAGTAGATGATTTTGCAGTTACACTATTA